TTTTCGACATATTAAACCTTTCTTTTTAGTTATTAACAGATACAATTGTAAATACAAATAGTCGAGTGCTTGAAGTTGATTTTTGAATCGTTTAGTAGTATCATAAAGACATGAATATTTTTAGTAAAATCCAACAAAAATCATTAAGTATTACAAGCTATGCTCATTTTAGCTATGATAGCGGTCTTCCGGGTTATGATGCACCTGTTGCCAAATCAAGAATTGGCATATCTCTAAGTAAAGGTGTTTGGATTGATTTTAATTTTGGGACTGGTTGGGAAACTGTTAAAAAATATGATTGGTCAGAGATTAAAGGGTTTGATTTTATCCAAGAAAACGCTTCTGCGGGGCTAAGAAAAGCCTTAAAGATTAAATGTTTTCTATATACTACTTCTGGTGACATTACATTTACCAATTCTCAATATGACAATCTTCAAGTTGGATATGGCGCGAAAATAAGTAACGATCTAGCGTTTGCTGTTCGTAGCAGAATTAAAAAATGTAAAAAATGGTTGGCTAAAAATCAACTATAATAAAAAGACCCGTTACGGGGTCTTTTTATATTTCACTTAACTTTAGCTTTTAGCTTTAGTTTGTTGAGTTGCTACATCGTAAACTGATTTCTTTGTTAAGTCACCAGTTCCGATTCGTACGTAACCTTTATCTGTTGGCTGTGCGTTTAGCGTAATTTCAACACTTGGCTCATCTTTTGTAGTTTGTGAAAGCTCAAAATCAACATCAACAGTTGCTTTGAAAAAGAAAACGTCGTTTTCATCAGTTTCAGCGCCTTTTTGGTGCATGTTTACTGGCATTTCAGCCACGCGAACATTTTTACCACCAAATACTACCGCACCACCGCCAACGGTTGAGCTTGAGTAGTACTCAGGGAAGATTTGACCTAAGAAGTCCAAGTTTGGAAGATAAAGTGTAAACTTAGCTTCAGCAGTCTCAACAACGTTAGTTCGGCGTTTGCTCTTTCCAGCTTGTGTCTCTTTCTCGATTGATTTTAGAGCAATCTTTGTTTTAATATCACCAAGAAGTTCAGCAGGAATTAGCTTGTCGCCAAGGGCGATTTCCCACAAACCAGCTTCAAGTGTTTTATCTGTTATTCCAGTTGCCATATTCTCTCCTTTTAATAAATTATTTCTCCACTGATAGAATAAATAATTCTACCTTGTTCATTCTCTCCAACGTTCGAAACTGTGGAGGGTGGCAAAATAGCCACATTTCGAACTGCTTCACAAATTCCTTTAACTTCTGGTAATTCATTGATAGCGTAACTATCTTTGAGTAGCTTTGCGACTGCTTCAATCTGCTTTAGCCCTTCAACATCGTTTTTGCCAATACTGAAAATCTCATAATGCTGCGATTTTCTACGCCCACGATAGCTATTTTCTGCGATGTTCGTAATATACAAACCAGTTTTGCCTAGCCCGAGCTTTTGCCAGAAAAGGTCTTTGTCGATTTTACCGAATCCGTTTAATTCTAGAAATTTCAGTAAGTTTAACGTAATCATGAGTCCCCTTTCATAACAATGTATCCTTCTTTAGATGTTTGATCGCCTGCTCTTTCAAGATATTTCAAGGTATGAGGGTTTTTCGTATTCTTAAAGTGTCGAAAGCGAGCGTATGGAACACGACTGTCACCGAATACAACGCTATAGCCGTCTGGTATTTTCTCAACTCGACCATCGCTTTTTAACGCTCCAGTTAAGACCGGCGCAAGCATTCTAGCACGACCAAGCGACTTTTCCGCTTTAGCTTCCAGCTCTTTCTTCATATTAAGTTGCTGAATCTGTGCATAAACGTTCATCTTGCTTTTAAACGACACCTCAACTTTCGCCATAGTTTGCTCTTTCCAGAATCAACTTCAAGTGTTCAATCTCTCCAGTATCAAAGTTTTTACCTTGCGACATAGAGGTGATATCATAGGTCTTTCCATTGATTCTAACACCATTTCCCACCGCATCAGTTGGTATATCTTCGGGCTTAACAAACAATTTTGAATTTTCTACATATTCCTCACCATTTGTACCTTGCCTCATGCCATCTTTTTCACGAAAAACGCCTTTTCTGTTTGAAAACTCTTCTTCAATAGTGTTTCCATATACACCACCACGACTAATTCGCAAGAAAGTATACTCTGTTTCTGAAAACATATCAAAAATCTTCATATATAGTCTTTCCGTGTCGAATCCCGCCGTTTATATCTGCTAAAGTATATTTAGCTATTAAATCTGCGTTTTCTGTCTGAAAATTAGCAAAATAGTTAACATCTTTATTGTAAGTCACACTATAACCATCAACTGTCTTGCTTGAAATTCCGGAATTAGCGCTATGCTCCGAATTATTAAGTTTAAACATTCTAGCAAATAGGATTTTCAACCCAGAAGTCCATTCACTCACAGAATCTAAACCACCATTTAGTAGTCTGTTTAAACGTTCAGAAGTTAGCTCATATAGAATTGTAAAGTTCTGCTCCTCATAAGAAGAGAGAGGGCGTCCGATTAACGCCACAATCTCATCTTTTGAAATCGGTTGTTTCATCTTTAACCCTCTCTTTCAAGTCTATTAAGCCGCAGCAGGATTTTTAATTGCTACACCAGCTTTAACTTTAGTCAAAGCACCACCAGCGTAAATCTCTTGTAGGTATTCTTGTTTGTTTTGGCTCAATGAGAAGTTTGTGAACGCTTCAATTGAGTTGTCACCTACTGTTTCGTAAGCATCACCTACGAACAATACAGCTTGGTAATCTGCAGCGTTTGCTTTGTTGAACCAGCTAGGTGTGAAGATTTCTTTAAGCTCAAATGTTCCAGCAAGGTCTCCACTAAGTGGCAATACCAAAGCACCGTTTTTAGTTTCTGAAAGCTTCAAATCTGCTTTAGCTGATTTTGAAAGCACAGCGTAAATAGGACCTTCAGCTTCGATTTGTGCAGCCGCTTTAATGATTGATTTGTAAAGTGGTTCATCTTTAGCAGGTGTATATTCAGTTGCAAATGTTCCAGTTTGAGCATCTTTCAAGATTGATACAAAGCTTTCAATTACATCATCACCACCAGCAGTTCGACCATCACCAAGAACAATAGCACGTTCAATTTCTGTGATAATTCGTTTTGGTAGAGTTTCAAGAATGAATTTTACCAAAGCGCCAGTGTCTTGGTTTTCGCGGATATCTTCTTTGTTCAAAGTGATGTAATCATAGATGTATCCAGCGCGAATAACTCGGTCTGTAAATGTAAGCGACATTTCTTTTTTAGTTGTGCCACGTTTGTGTCCTTGAGCGCGAGCTCCAGCAGTTTCAGCATCGATTCGGCGAACTGTTAGACCAGTTTTATTAACTACATTCCAAATAGTTCCAGCTTTTTCAATTCCATCTGAGATAGCTGATACCAAAGCACCAGGTAGCAATTGTTCAACATTAGTAATACCTCTGCTTGCTACTTTAGCGGCCCAAGCTTTTTTAAAATCTTCAGCTGATGCACCAGCACTATCTTGTAAAGCGTTTGCAAAATCTACTACAGCACCTTTAGTATTGAGGTAATCTGTTGTAGCTTTTGAAACTTGTGAAGGCATTGCTGAGATAGCATCCTTTGCAATTTCTTTATTCATTTCTTCTTTCTCCTTTACTTCATCAACTTTCTCTTCGTTGACTTCTTCTTTTACTTCTTCGGTTGGTTTTTCTACCTGTTCAACCTCAGGCTCTTCTTTGGCAACATCTTCTGGATAAACAGTAACTGTTGCTTCCTTCTCCTTTACTTCTGGAGTTTCTTTTTCTTGGTTCATTTCTTCACCTTTCAGAGATTTTACGGCTAGTAGCCGAGCTTCTCTATTTGCTCCGCGAAAGACTAAGCTTACTTCGATAATCTCAGCATTGCTTATGGTTTCGCTTTCATAGTTATAGTCAAAATCTGACATTGTAATTGAGAACGCATTAGACAAATGTCCCTCTTCGAGCAATAGCAACATTTCTTGTGCTATTTCTCGTCGTGAGATACCTGCTTCGAAAATCAACTCGTCATTTTCGTAAAAAGCAGTACGCACTGAGCCGATCGTGTCTCGAACATCTCCAGAGTGATTAAGAATTAGCGGAATATCAACTAAATCACTAATACCTTCACTTGGAATTGCTCCAGCCCGAACTTCACCACCATTTTTAAGCGGTAGTCGAAGACTCGCAACGTCCACTTTTTCGTAATGACGATCTTCATTCACGCTTGATGCAACAAAACGGATTCTTCGCTCATCGTTTTCACCGACAGCTTTCGAAATTTGAGTTTTGAGATCAAACGCTCGCTTTTCAATCTTATTCGCCATTTCTCTCCTTTAATTTTAATATACTTTAATATAGTATTTATAAATAGTTAAGTAGTACAACTATTTTTTATTCTTCGTTATCATCACTATCATCTTCATCATCAGGTTTGCTTTTTTCAACGATATATTTATCTATACAGCTACAGTTTGGATGCGCCCCAGCCGTGTCAATATCTGCATAATCGTTGATCAGTACTTTTGATTTTTCAAAGAAGATACCGCCTTTTTTCAAATAGCTTTCTGTCACGTTCACCCTTCGTCCGTTCATTCCACGACAGTATTTACAAGGATTATGCGACACGACCACCCACTCTTTGTAAATCTTCACGCCACTGTCATTTTGAATTTGCATACCAGCTTCGACATCTGCCAAACCACGCGCTCTGTGTGTTTCTGTTCTTGCTATTCTTTGAATACGCCACTCATCTGTGTCAAGAATCTTTCGCAAGCTAGTTGCTAGCTCTTCTTTGTCCCAGTCTTCTTCTCTCGCTAGTGCTATTTGTTGAGTGATTGACTTTGCCGTATCTTTCGAAAAACTCTTTGTGAAATCTTTTACTTGTTGCTTGTAAAACTTCTTTAAGTCTTGCGACATTTTAAACTCTGTCAAATCATCTGTGGAGTGTCCGTTCTGTTGCAACAACGAGATAAAATCACCCCAAGACACAACACCTTTAGCTATAATAACGCTATATAGTAATACTTTAGCCTTCTGTTCGAACTTCACACGGTCTTCATCGCTCAAGTCAATATTTTCAAAGTCGCTTTCAATCGCTTGTTCGATCTGTTCCTTTGTCATGTTGCGAAAGATTTTTTCAAAAGCTAATTGGTCTTTGTCTGTTGTTTGTTCGCTTTTTGTTTTATTATCTAGTTTTAAACAGTGATCGTGGTTGTGTTCTTTAACGCTCTTTGAGTTCAAATCTTCGGGGGAGTCTTGCACTTCTTCGTTATCATCTACTTCAGGTTTATCATTTTTAATTTCAGGTGCTTTCTCGCTCATATTAAGCGTTTTGTATCCGTTCGATAGTTCAAATGCATCAACAATGCTGTCTAGTGAATAGCCAAGGCTTAAACCATTTGAGATTAGGTTTAGTTCCGCGACTTTACGCTCTGCCATAATTTTTTCTTCATCTGCTGATGCAGGAATTTCAAGGTCAAAGGTAATTGCAAAGCCAACCCCACCAAGTATACGGTTCAGTTGGTGTGTGAACTCACTCCAAACCCTAGTTGCAAATGGGCGAACGGTATATTTAATAAATATCTGCTCATCGATACGAACGCTTGCATAAGTGTTATTTTCATTTACACCTCGAATCGATGCCGGCACACCATAAACGCTATCTATCTTTTTGTTAGCTTGTTCAAACAGTGTTTTTAAATCTAAGTTATTGTTAGCTTGAGCAAATGGTATAAATTCAATCTTTGAGTTTAACGCTTTACCTGTAACAGTATCAACTGGTCTATGCACGTACATTACGTTATTGTTTCGACCACTTCCCCTATGTTCTCGTTGTAGGTTATCTACAATATTATTAAATTGTTCAACTGAACTAGCTGTAATAACGAACTGTCCAGCAGGAACTGCTCCATTCTCAAATAGTCCTGCTTGATAACTTGCGATGTAGTCATCGATATTGGCCCATTTCTGAACTGCCGTACTTGGGCTGTAACCATCGCCCAAATCGTAAGGATTAACTCCACTGCGTATCTCCATAACTTCGAACTCTTGAAACTCTTGAGCGCCAACACGATAAACTTTAGTGTCACCCACCATAGACTCAGTAACACCCTCAAGAATCGTAAAGCCAGCAATATTATCTTCAGTAATAGGTTTGCCGTTTACGGGTTTTCCGTTCTCGTCATAACTCCAAACTAAGATATACACTTTTGGAAAAACTAGGCTCAACAACGCTATTGTTTCCCGGAAAGTAGCACCGCTCATCTGTTGATTAGGGTGATAAATCTTATTCATCACGTTCACGTCTTGTAGTGTTTTTCCGTTGCTATCGATAGCGTAAGGTCTAATCACCATAAACTCATTTACGATTCGTGAAATCGAAGGATAAACATTGTCAAACACTAACCCTTTGTAAAAAGTGTGAACACTCGCTAGACTGCGAGGTCGATTTAGAGCGTGATTGTTAAACGCCCCTTTCTTCTTGCTATTGCCAATCATTCGGCTTAAAATCTTCTCAAACATAATCAATAATATACCTTTCAATAGTCGAGCTACGCAAAACGAACGCTTGCATATTCAATAGGTTCAGGTTTTGGTGGTGTATAGTAACAAAGTATGCAAGAATCGGCAAGGTCAGGGCTTCGATTCCCTCGTTTTTTATAGTCACCCTTGCTTTCCACCGCACGCTTACCTTTTTTGTCCATATTCCAAGTTCTAGTCGTTAATTCTTGCAATAAATCTGTGTTATTTGGTAGCTGCACATCATCTATCACTTCTTGAAGATGAAACCACGCTTCACTAATCCAGTTTGGGTATTTGTCATCATTAACCGCCTTTTGCGCAAAGTTAATACCTTGAACATTGTAATTTTTAGCGAGCAACTGATCGGTTACACCTCCACCGACTCCAGTATCATCTATCTTAATTAATACTTCCTTGTCCAGCCTTGCGAACTGCTCTATTTTTTCCACAAGTTCATTAGTCCTTAGTTTTTCGTAAACTTTAAAGTCGATTGTCTTTAATCCTTTGCGTTTCCATAAAACCGAGCGGTCATCACCAAGTCGTGCCACGTCGACACCTATTTGAATTTCGCCGTCATCTTCTATCTCTCGATCCATAGCGTTCAACACTCTATCGCGGCTTAAAATAGCATTTTCAATTTGTGAAAGCGGCTCACCCAGCCAAGTATGGGCGAACTCTTGTGGGTTGTTCTTCTTGTCATTTTCCATTTCAATTCGCATTGCATCTGGAAAAAGCCCATTTCTTTCTAACACATCATAATTTACCTTAATTGCATAAGTGTTATCAGGTTTCTTCATCACATATTCAACATAAACTGGATCACGCTCTGTATCCCTGTTAAAGGTGAAAATAAGCCTTGAGTTATCTTTACGCACGGTGTTTTTGAGTAGTGTAATAGATCGCTTGGTGACGGTACTTGCTTCTTCAACCCAAGCCTCATCAATATTTGGAATAGATTTTAAACTTTCGACATTGTCATGTAAACCTTTAAAAATCCACTCGCTTTCGGTTCTTTTGTGTTTTATGGAATCATTTGTAATAATAAATTCAGTTTCAAAACCATATTCAAAAATAATAGCTTTAACTAAAGCGTGCGTTGAGTCTTTAATTGAGTTTTGAAATTCTCGACAGTTTAAAAACTTCAATCTCTTTTCTCTCGCTCTTAAAACTTGAGAGAGTGCGACATCGTGACTTTTTCCAGATGAACGACCGCCGTAAAAAACAAGATTTCGCCATTTGTTTTCTTCAAACAACGGTTTAAACTCAATAGGAACTTTAACCCTCTTTCGGATTATCTCCATTTACAAACTCCAATGTTGCAACGGTTAGCGTTTCGCCGTTAGATACTATATCTTGTTTTTCGCTGAACTCTGTTGTTGTCTTCGCAATGAATTTAGCCGTGTCTTGTGCTATCTTCTCATCTTCGCTATCTAAGCTTTTGTCTAATACCTTTTTAGCTTTACGAACGAGCTTATCTTTCGTTGCCCCTTTTCCCCCAATTTCCAACACGACGTCTTTAATCCAATTAAGGTTCTTTACCGTAATATTCCTAGAATATTTGTCAGAAAATCCAGCTCTTAAAGCGCTTTGTCTAGCATTTCCGTATGTCGGAGAATTCGGCAAATAATAAAACATCGCAAATTTAATTTGCTGTGGTGTAAACTCTTTCTCTTTAGTCTTCTGTTTCGATTTTGTCATATCCAATCTCCCGTAATATCTTTAGTTTCTCATCTTTCGTATAATAGTTTTCTGTTATTTTTCTGCACCAATGCCCTTTTTCTGAAATAAAGACAATCTCTATTTCGCTATCTTTTGGTAGTGGTATTTTTCTAGCCATTGAATAAGACACATCGTGTTCACTACCTGCTGATATTAAACTATACATTGTTAAATGTTTTTTTCGCTTAGCTAATTCACAAAACGGTTTATAGTTCGAGGCATAAAAGCCCTTAGGCGTAAACCATCTATGAAATACTAAGTGCTGCGTTCCTTTTTTTAGGTAAACAGTGCTTTTATCATAGAATACAACAATAGACCCGTCTTCCAACTTACGGATCATTATTCTGTTGCGCATTTTTGGGTTTGCCATTCCCGCCTTTCTGCCCACAAAAGAAAAAAGGGCGCTTAAATCTTCAATGCTGAAGACTGGCAACCCATAACCCTTAATATAATTATATAATAAATAGTTGACTTAATCAACAGTTGAAATTATGCTATAATGCATGTATGAAGGCTATTTTAAACGCTTTAATCATATTTACTGCATTCCCTTTAATCATGAGGTTATTATTTGTATTTTATTTGAAACCATTACCGCGTGATTTATATTTTTTGAGAAATAAGAAATTGAATATTATTTGCTTTTGCTTGTTTATTGTATTTTTTACATGTTATTATTTAATACAATAGTTGAATTTTTTACAACACCATGCTATATTAGATAGTGGATTTGCAAGTATAAAACCTCACGTTGGCGCTTCAACGATAGGGGTTTTATTTTGTCTAAAAATACTTTTCAACCCCAAAGTCCTATATAAAATATGAGAAATGAAAGGACTTTTGATGAATCCAAAATCTTTGTCAACTCTTAAGTCAAGATTAGGCGATGAAACACTCGAATTAATTGATAACAATAACTATTTACCCCTTTTTCGCAAGTGGCAGAAGCAAGAACCTAAACTTTTTGCTCAATCTGTGAAAATGGTAAAAAATATGAAAAAACAAGGTAAAGTTCGCAATATACAAAAATACTTTGCCTCAATTTGGAGTAACAAAAACGCGAATAAGACATTAGATATTATTCGTGGTTTTTTGGCGCGTGTAAAAAGCAAATTAGCCGAAAAACGCGAAGACAAACGAAAAAATGAAGAAATTAATCAGTTCGAACGAGAGTTTAATGGCGCTGGTTACGCAAAGTTTCAACAGTTAAAAAGAACGAAGCTTTCCAAACAGTTTCAATAGATAGATATTAAAAATTAGCTTATTTAGTAAAGTTGCGAGCAATTTGCTAGCTTTTTTGCGTTTATATCAAAATATTATATAATAATATTAAATAAATAAAAATACTAAAATATAATCGCTTGTGTTTGTAAAATATCACGCAATATAACGCTATTTTTAGCAAATTTAGATGAGCTAGAATTGATAGATTTTTTCCATTTTTCAATCAAAAATTCACTTAAAGAAGTTCTTTAAAGAATATCGATAAAATCGTTAAATATTCATTGAAAAATCATTGAAAGAAAGGAAAACATGTTAATAGATAAACAAATAAACTTATATATAGACTGGTGCAAGTTAGATGCAGGATTTACCCCTGCTACAATCGAAACAAAGCGTTATAATTTGCTTAAATTCAAGCAACAAACAGAAATAACTGACATCTCTGAATTTAACGCCCAAAAGTTCACAGCGTGGAAAATGGCAATGCTAAGTGGTGAGTTTAGCGTAAAATATACTCCGCAAACTTGTAACAACAGAATTAAAACAGTTATTACTTTTGTAAAATGGTGTAAAGATATGGGGATTAAAACTAGTATTAAAACACCATTAATGACAACCTTTAGGTCGCCAGAAGATGTGCGAGATTATACTTATTATTCTAAAAATCAAGTTTTAGAAGTAGCTAAAAATGCAAACCTTGAACATCGAACGATGATTTTATTATTATTTGATTCAGGATTAAGAATTAATGAATTTAGAAATATTCGTGTTGGTGATATAGATTTTTTCAATAAACGTATTTTAGTATTAGGAAAAGGCCGTAAAATGGCCTACGTTTATTTTACGACAGGAACTGGTATAGAATTATTAAATTATATTGATGAGCGAGAATTACTCAAATCAGATTATTTGTGGCGAAGTGAAAGAAACCAAGGGTTACCCTACACTAAAAAATCATTAAGAAAGAAATTAAAAAGAGAGTTTAAGAAATTCGGTTATGATGATTTTCACCCCCACCAGCTCCGCCACTCTTTCGCAACTGATCTAGTAAATAACGGCGCATCTCTGCAAGAAGTTCAACATTTACTTCGTCACGCCTCAATTAATACGACTGAAATATATGTTCATAATTTACAAAATTCACTTGGTGACATTTATAAAAGGCTAAAATGTGAAAAATTCTTATGATTAACTATTGACTTTTTAAAAGCAGTGTGCTATAATGATTACATAAGGTTGAGGAAAACAACTCACCTAGAAATTATTTTAAAACTTTACGCGAATCGTACCGTTTCACAAGATGCCAGGTTCTCATCCTG